TGCCGTAGCCGCCGCCGCCGCCGTCGTCGCCGCCGCCGTAGCCGCCGCCGCTGCCGCTGCCGCTGCCGTAGCCGCTGCCGTAGCCGCCGCCGCCGCCGTCGTCGCCGCCGCCGCTGCCGCTGCCGGAGCCGTAGCCGCCGCCGTAGCCGTAGCCAATTGGCTCGATCATGACGCCAACGCCTTCTGACTTTCGATGCTGGATTTTGCAATTTCGGTCGCCAGCAGCACCTCGCAAACCTCATGCACTAGCACGGCTGACACGGGCTCAGCGATGCGGCATACGTCGAGATGTTTTGGATGCAACCCGGCAGCTGCAACACCGGACAGGCTGACGCCGCTTGCCGCCCACCAGCGCCAGAGACGCCGTGCATTGGTCAACTCAACCGTCTGGCCCTCCATTGATTTGAGATTGCCCGCCCAGCAGCCTGACGGGCTTGAGCGGATGATGACGTATTGTCCGATGATGAATGAATCCATGTCTATCCCCAGCCTGTTGGTGGTCACCGGGACGGATGCTCGGGTGAGCGGGAGGAACAATGACGGTGGGAGGTGTCCGCCCCGGTGATGACGCTACGTAAGCATGACTTTCGGACAGACGCAATAGGGAAATGAAAAAAAGTTTGCCGATTGAAAAAAATTGCCAAACGTGGCTTGCAAAAGCACGAAAGTCGTGGTTTCAATGGCGCATGAGAGCACAAATTGTACAGATCGTGATCGACACCTATGGCACTGCTCGGGCGGTGGGCGAGGCCTGCGGAATCACGGGGCAAGCGGTGTCTCAATGGGACAAGGTGCCCATTGAGCACGTATTCACCATCGAGCGCGACACGGGCATCCCCCGCGAAGTGCTGCGACCGGACGTGTACGGTGCGCCACGGCCGCGCCCTCGGCGGCGCGGGGTGATGGCTAGCGCCGCCGCGTAACGAGTAGCCATCCAGTACAGCGTTTAGTTTGCGTCCCTGGCTCTATTGCCAGCGGGACATGGGCTCGTGCGTGCCTTGTCTCTCCCGAGGGAGCCCAGAGTCTGTCCTGCTCGCCGTGTAGCCAGCAACCAATGGGGGTAATCATGAGCTGGACTGACGAGCGTATTAATACGCTTAAGCGACTGTGGGCCAGGGGCGAGAGCGCGTCATTGATAGCCGCCACGCTCGGCAGCGTGACCCGCAATGCCATCATCGGCAAGGTGCACCGTCTCGGATTGAGTGGCCGCGCCACGATGTCAAGGGACAACAAGTCGAGACGACAGGCCCGCGCCCGTCGCAAAGACCCTAGGCCGGTGCAGCCGACGAAAACGAGGGCGGCCGTCGCTTCGCTGTTCTCAACGCCCGATCCGCTACCGCCGCAGCAGGTAACGGACGTGGCGCGAGTGTCGCTAGTGGACATCGGGGACCATCAATGCCGATGGGGTGTGGGCGACCCGAAACACGCCAATTTTGGCTTCTGCGGTGCCGACAAGGTGCCTGGCCTGCCCTACTGCAGCCATCACGCTCGTCGCGCCTATGAGCCCAAGGGAAACCGCAACGCCGACCGTCCACACCCAAGGGTCCGTGCCGCCATCCGTTGCGAATCCGGCATGCACCAGGCGGTGAAGGAATTTACGTCCTGAAACCAACCGCGCCCCCAAGGGCGTGACCTCGGGGGCGCTTGTTTGTGCCGGCTGGGGGGAGCCCGAACGGCACTGACGCATACGCAACAATTGCATGGCGGATGACATCATGAACATAGCAACGCAGATCGGCAGAATTATGGCGGGGGCCGCATGAACGACACTCAGACTTGGGCTGACTTGCAGGATACTGGCAACGCCCAGGCACAACTCGTGCTGCAGGCCATCGCTCGCCATGCTGATTGGGAGACAGGCGAGTCCTACCCCTCGCGAGATCGCATTGCCAAGATGGCCAAATGCTCGCGCCGAACGGTCAATCGCTACATCGACAAGCTCGAAACTGACGGGCTCATCGCGCGTGTCCAGCGCGCCAGAGAGAACGGCAGTCAGACGACCAACATCTATCGCCTCGTAGGATACGCGGAATGGTATCAGGCCGTCCGAAATGGCGGTTTTGTTGCCAAGCCAAAGGCTGTGGAAACGTACCCCGATCCGGGGTGCCAACCCGACTCCCCAGGGGGTGCCAATCTGGCACGGGGGGGGTGCCAATCTGACACCGGGGGGGTGACACCTGTTGGCACGGGGGGGGTGACACCTGTTGGCACCCCCATAACTTCACTTGAACGTAAAGATGAACAAACTGCCCACTTAAGCTCTGAGTATGGCGCTGCGAAAGTGAAGTGCAGCGGGCAGTCTGTTGATAACTCTTTCGAGAGACGTGGGGGGCAAACCGATCTCCCGGCGCCAGCCGGACCCGCCAAGTGGCAGTTAGTGACCTCGGGAGATCCCGGTTGGTCGCAGTGGATGTCATGGGCGACCGAAAGTGGCATCCACAATCTGAGGCGGGCGGCAGAGTCCGAGGGCCGCCTGGTCGTCCAATACTCGCGGCCTCGTCCCGGTATGGCGAAACCGATGCTCGCTCCCCGAGACGGTAGTCCGAAGTTGACAGCATTGCTGGCTGCTCGTGACGCGAGGGACAGTGCATGAGCGGCTACGATCCGACATCACCGAGAGCACCAATCGTGACTGACATCGACCGTCAATGGGCGGCAGATCAGCGGCCAGCGGATTGGGATGATGATCTGCTTCCGTGGGCACAGCACGTCGCGGAGCAGGCGGAACGGTTCGAGTTGTACTTTGGCCATGATCGCAAGCCGGTTGCCGAGTGGGGCGGCCTGTGGCGCCGGGCGTGGTGGCCGAAAGCGGACCCGGCAATTCTGCACCCGCAAGTGGCGGCGGATGTCCGTCATCCGTTTGTGAAGCCAGGTCATCCGCGCTGGGAAGCAGCTCTGGCTGCGATGTCTGAGCGGGAACGAGCGATTGCGCGCAGGTACGGTGTCGCTCAGTTTAACCGAGACGATCCAAGGGCGAAAGTGTTTAGGGAGGCAGCCGGGTGACGAAAAAAACCGACATCGCCAAGCACAACGTCCAGCAAATGGCGATAGAGCTGCGCCAGTTGATGGCCGAGAGATGGGACACGGCGCCTGACGACGAAACCGACTGGTCAGCCACGCAAAGGCGGGACGTGAAGGCATTGCTGGCGGCAAAGGGCGAGCAGCGTGGGCGCTACAGCGTGGAATACGTCGCGGCGGATGGAAGGCGGTCCCGGGTTGATGACCGGCACATCAAGCGTGCGCCAGCCGACTATGACCGACTGGCCGCCAAGGCGCGCGAATTGGTCAGCGCCTGGCCGGAAGATCGCCGCGTGGAGTGGTCGGAGCGAGCTGCAATCAGACAATTTGACGGCGGGTATGATCGGCCGCAGGCGGAATACTACGCCTATCTGGATATGAGGGGGACGCGATGACCGATGAGTTCAAGAGCGCGATGGCTCGTCTCGAGCAGCCGCCGCTGAAAGATGAAACAGACTGGTCTCGGTCGCAGCGCCCAGCGTTCAAGGCCGGGCGCTTGATGTCCCGTCGCATCACCGGGGAGCACAGGAAATGACCAAGCTCCGCGTCCTTGATCTTTTCAGCGGGATAGGGGGGTTTAGCCTTGGCCTTGAACGAACAGGTGGATTCGAAACCGTCGCATTCTGCGAAATCGAGCCGTATCCCAGAGCCGTCCTCGCCAAGCACTGGCCCGGCGTCCCCTGCTACGATGACGTTCGGACCCTCACAGCTGACACTCTTCAGCGAGACGGAATTGCCGTTGATGTCATCTGCGGTGGCTTCCCGTGCCAGGATATTAGTTCTGCCGGCAGGCAGCAGGGCATGGGGGATGGAACGAGGTCAGGGCTATGGTCAGAAGTTGCAAGACTTGTGGGCGAGCTACGACCAAAGTTCCTCATCGTGGAGAATGTCGCAGCGTTGCTTAGTGGCCCTCCTAAACAGCCAGGCGGATGGTTTGGCCGAGTCTTAAGGGATTTGGCCGACATCGGGTATGATGCGGAGTGGGAAAACATACCGGCGGCAGCCGTGGGCGCTCCCCATCGTAGGGAACGGGTCTGGCTTGTTGCCCACCCCCCTCAAATCGGACATGCAGGCGAATTTCTCAGCGGGAGTTGTGCGCCGCGTAATGAGGAATGGCAAACAGGAGCACCTTTGCTACCGCCCTATCATGATGGGATGGGGCAGGCAGAAGATAGCTACTCTATACGCGAAGGTGATGGGTTTTCCGAGTTCATGGGCGAGCTTAACGGGTACGGCAACGCCGTCATCCCGCAAATCCCGGAGTTGATCGGGCGCGCCATTCTCCAAGCGGAAGGGCTATCTCAATGACAGACCGTGAAAAGCTAGAGCGCGCCATGGAACTAGCCAAGGCCGGAGCCTCTCGCCTGGCTATCGTCCGAGAATGCCAGATGACCGCCGGCCAGGCAGACGAGATCAAGCGGCGGGTGCCAGCGTACCAGCGAAAGACCTAGCAATGATCTGGATGCTCTATGTTATCCTGACCAACGGCGAGGCCGGCCCGGTGCCGGCCAGCCAGCACGTCTGCCAACTCATGGCGGCGGCTGTACGTGCCGGCGAGCGCGTTGAGGCTGACACAGATTTTGGCCGGGTCACAATCCGGGCGGCAAGCTGCCTAGGGCCGGTGGCAGTCGAACCATGCGAAGTGGAAGCTACGTCATGAACAACATCAACATCGGCCAATTGATCGGCCAGATCACGGCCATTGTCAGCCAGGCCGTCTCGATTGCCCTGCTGCTGCTA